CGTGATGGCCTTGGTAATGATGACAATTATTTCTGGAAAACAGCGAAAGAAAAATCACAACCGAAAGAACTCCCGAATTTTTAGTATAAATAAGTTAGATCAACTATACTTAGATGCCTCAACAGCGGGTAAAACGTAAATTTAAAGACATAAGCATGTCATTTGAGACTAATCCTCTTAACGATGACCTTGTTTCTTTGTCTGATACTAGCGCAATTGCTCGTTCAATAAGAAATATTGTATTTACATCACCCGGAGAAAAGTTTTTCAATCCAGATTTTGGATCAAGAATCTCTGAATCTCTCTTTGAGAACGTAGATGACGTTTCTGCACTTGCAATTGAGGATGAAATTAGGAGTTCGATAATAAATTTTGAGCCAAGGGTTAATTTGTTGAACGCAAACGTAGTTCCTAACCCTGATGATAATGAAATGAACGTGACAATAGAATACGAGATCACTGGAATTGATATTCCACCACAACAATTAGAATTTGTGCTATTGCCAACACGTTAAATGTCACTTATAAATTTTACAAATCTGGATTTTGACCAGATTAAATCAACTTTAAAAGATTACATTCAAAGTAGTTCAGACTTTACGGACTATGATTTTGAAGGATCTAACTTATCGACAATATTAGACGTATTAGCTTACAATACTTACATCACTTCATATAACGCAAACATGATATCGAATGAAGTGTTCATCGATTCAGCAACTTTGCGTGAAAATGTAGTTGCATTAGCAAGAAATATTGGTTATGTGCCTCGATCAAAGAAATCTTCAAGAGCATCAGTTAATTTTTTCGTTGATATTTCATCAGTTTCACCTACTCCAGCAAATTTAACACTCAAAGCAGGGCCTGTTGCAACAACTGGAGGTCAATTTAGTAATCAATCTTTTGTTTTTGGTATTCCCGAAGATAAAACAGTGTCTGTGATTGATGGAGTGGCAAATTTTGATGATATTGAAGTCTATGAAGGGTCATATTTAAGTCAAACCTACGTATATTCAACTCGAAATCCATTTCAAAAGTTTATTTTACCAAATGTTGGTATAGATTTAGACAGCTTGGTGGTTTCTGTGCGACCTTCTGTTGATTCTTCTGTCTCAACAAAGTATTCAAGGCAAGATCAACTCTTTGATACCGTTACAAAATCAACAATTACAGGTAATTCAAACATTTATTTTATTCAAGAGGTTGAAGGAGAGCAATATGAAGTAATTTTTGGTGATGGAGTCTTTGGAAAAGAACTTCAAGATGGAAACATTGTTGAAATGACGTATATTGTGACTAATGGTTCAGATGGAAATGGTGTTAACAGTTTTACTTTCTCCGGAAGTGTGTCTTATGTAAGAAATTCTGTTGAAATCTTTGTTACAAATGGTATTTCATTGATCACAACACCTTTACCATCAAGTGGAGGAGAGAGTATTGAGAGTGTTGACTCAATTCGTAAGTTTGCACCTCAAATTTATACGACTCAGAACAGAGCTTTGAGTGCAAATGACTATGAAATATTAATTCCAAATAAAATATACCCAGAAACTGAATCAATTTCTGTTTTTGGTGGTGAAGATCTTGTTCCTCCTCAATTTGGAAAGGTTTTTATAAGCATTAAACCAAGAAACGGTGATTTTGTACCTAATATTATTAAACAAAATATAAAAAGAGACTTAAAAAGATATTCTGTAGCTGGAATTGTTCCCGAAATACTTGATTTGAAATATTTGTTTGTTGAAACTAGCAGTAAAGTCTACTATAACACTAATTTAGCACCGAGTGCATCATTTGTATCAACAAAAGTTCAAAGAGATTTAACTTCATATGCAGAATCATCTGAATTAAACAAGTATGGAGCAAGATTTAAGTATAGTCGTTTCCTAAAAGTGATTGATTCAAGTCATGAGTCAGTAACTTCAAACATAACTACAGTTGAGATGAGAAGAGATCTTCGATTAGCAACATCTGAGGTGGCTGAATATGCAATTGACTTTGGAAATGAGTTTCACATCAAGTCTATGAATGGATTTAACATTCGTTCGAGTGCTTTTCGTGTATTAAACATCAATACAGACGTATACTTATATGATGTACCAGATTCTACTGGTGAAAAAGGGCAGATTTCTTTATTTTCTTTAAATGAAGGATCATCATCTCCAATTATTCAAAGGAGAAACATAGGAGTTATCAACTATAAGAAAGGACGCATCACTCTAGACCCCATAAATATAGTATCAGGTAAAACAAAAGACAATGTTGATATTATGGAAATATCGGCCTCACCTGAATCAAACGATATTATTGGATTACAAGATCTTTATTTACAATTAGATAGGAGCGTTGTTGAAATGGTTGTGGATCAAATTAGTTCTGGTCAAGATCCATCAGGATCAACATATACGGTAACAACAAGTTACAAAAACGGAAGCATCATAAGATAACAGATGTCTGAAAAAAGAGTTAAGTTAAATCAGATAGTTAAAAACCAACTACCCTCTTATGTCCAAGAGGATTTTCCTTTGGTCGGTAGTTTCTTGTCTCAATATTATCAAGGTCAAGAATATCAAGGTGGGCCAATTGATTTAATTCAAAATATTGACTCTTATATTAAGTTAAGTGAGTGTGGTAGTTTAATTAAGTCTACAAATACCACTGCTTATGCTGGAGTTACAACTTCAACTATTTTTGTATCAAACACAACAGGATTTCCTGACAATTATGGACTTATAAAAATAAATGATGAGGTCATAACATATGAAAGTAAAACTGATATAAGTTTTGTTAACTGTAAAAGAGGTTTTAGCGGAATTACTTCATTCCGAAACCCATCCGATCCAGAAAATCTTGTTTTTACAACTTCCACAGCTGGAAAACATGAAAATAATACAACAGTCGAAAATTTAAGCGTATTATTTCTGGATGAATTTCTTAAAAAAACAAAAAATCAATTTTTACACGGTTTTCAAAAAGATTTAAACGAAAAAGTTAATAAATCGCAGTTTATAAGACAGTCAAAAGACTTTTACTCTACAAGAGGTACTGATGAATCATTTAATATACTATTTGGAGCTCTATACGGTGAACAGGTTGATATAATTCGTCCGATTGATGATGTTATAAAACCATCAAATGCAGATTATCGAAAAACAAGAGATTTTATAGTTGAACCATATGTTGGAGATCCAGAAAATCTTGTAAATCGAACATTATATCAAGACGAGTTTGAAAATATATCAAAAGCATATGCACCAGTTGGATCTGTTGAAAAAGTAGCAGTTGGAATAAACACTAACACATATTATAAGTTAAGTCTCGATGCTGGTCAATCAATTCCTGATGGATCAACAAATTTAATATATGGTAACTTCTCAACTCATTCAAAAACTACAATTATTGGTCAAGTTGGAATTGCTCAAACTTATATTGACGTTGATTCGACTTTAGGTTTTCCAAATTCAGGAACTTTATCATTTTTATATGAAAATGGCACTTCTGGAGTTTGCACATATTCAGATAGGACAATAAATCAGTTTTTAGGAATCAATACAACTGGAATTACAACATCAATAGCTGACAACACTGCAATTGATCAAAGCACATTTGTTTATGCCTCTGATGGTGAAACTGATGATGGTATTCAAGTTAAAATTCGTGCAGTTTTAAACAATTTAATTATCCCACCAGATGTTAATAATCAAAAAATTGGATCAAAGATAAAAATAAAAAATTTAGGAAAAATTGGAAATAATGTAAAAGAAAATAATTGGTTATTCAATACATCTCAAAGTTATGTTGTTAAATCTTTAGAAATTGTAGATTCTGTAAACAGCACTTACAAATTAGTAACTCAAGATACAAACATATTAAGAATAGGTGATAAAGTTACAACACACGAAACTCTAGCAGAAGGAACTCAGTGGGGAGATAAAATTACAGAAACTTTTGAACCAGCATCAAATAAACTATACACTGTTACTGATGTTTTTGATAATAATACTTGTTTAATTACGGGAACAGGAATATCTGAACCTACAAAGGTAACAAAAGTCAGCAGAAGAATTTCTAAGGTTGATTCTGATATTCACAGTAATTTAAATAAATTTACTGCTAATATTCAAAATATTTACATCAAACCAGATGGTGGATTGGTAAATGGTGTTCCATATTATGGGCCATCACACGAACACCCAACCAGAGGAACAATGATGGTTGGTGAAAAACATATTTCTGGTTTTCATGAAACAATAGATCCTATTGAGGGACAAAACAAAGTATATGTAGCATCATCATCTTTGCCTTTTACAGGAGTTGCAAAATTAAATCCAAAAACTCAAAAACTAACATTTGGTGGCACTTATAACAAAAATGATGAAGAAATAAAAATATCCGATCAAGTTGATCATAATTATTTTACTGGAGACGCTGTATACTATACACCTCAAAAAGGATCTGTTAATACC